GTTTGTATGGTCAAGACACCCGATGCCTGCGTGGCAAGTCGCCTGCCGCGCAGGTAGTCTGCTGAGCGCACGATCATGCCAAAGCCCGTGTTGCGCCAGCCCGGAAGTTCGTGGTCGATGACCGAGCCGGAGTAGCGATCCATGAGCAAAATGCCCTCCTTGCATGTGGAGGGCATCTCGGTAACGAACAGCGTTGAGCCTTGTTTACCGAGCCTGTTGCGCTCAAGGTGCGCCGAGATGGCTTGAAGATTCATGGTTAGCCTCGATTGGGTCGTTTGAAGTTTGCGCCGGACCCGCCGGTGACTTTGAGCACCTCGATAGCCATGTCGCCCAGAATGTCCACCGTGCCCTGCTTGACGGCGCGGGAGAGAAAGTGCCCGCCTACCTTGCGCCCCGAAGACGCCTTCTTGACCGAGCCAGGCCCCAGGTGGATGGCCTTGCCCCGGTTGCCGTATGGGCGCAGACTTTGCTCCATGATGAAGACGTACTCACCCAGTCGAACGACCCGCTGGTTTTTTCCAACCTGCTTGGTGGCACCCAGGTCAACAAAGACCACGAACCCCTTGCGGCGGCCGTCTTTGATCACCTTGTAGTCGATGGCGCTTTCCAGCAGGCCCGTCTTCACCGGAGCGTACTCGCGCGCCAGGTCGCGAATGCGGATCGCGTGACGGTGCATTCTTGCGGCCATCCCCTTCATGGCACGTTCACCCACCTGAAGAATCATGGTCTCCATCATGCTGGGGTTGGTGATCATTCGGACCGTCATGTCAGGTCCAGGCGACGCAGTGAATTTCCTGGTGATCCAGGTGCCCAGACACGGTGAAGCGCGGGTGAATCTCCACCACGCGCACCGAGTTGCCCAGAATGACCAGCTTGCTGTCCATGCGAATTTGCGTCCCGGGCAGCGCAAGCACCACCACCTGCGCATTGGCCTCCCTGGCATGCCCCTTGGAGCCCGCGGAGTCGGTGCGTACCGTCGTGGTCGCGGTTTGAAAGCGCAAGCTGACAGGGCACACCCGCTCTGCGGGCATGCGGCGAAAGACAGGCTGCGCAAAGACATCGTTGCGCCCCTGCACGTAAATCTCAACAGGCAAGGTGGGGTAGATCATGATGCGCGCGCCAGTCTGACGCTGGAGTCGATCCAGCGCTTGATGAGGTCGTAGGCTGGGCGGCTGAGCATGGGATTGTCCAGCGGCTTGCCCTGGCCAAAAAACTGACTGGATTCACCCACAGTCATGGAGATCAGCCCGTTGCGTCGGGCCACCGCGACCGGATCGGCGTTGAGAATTTCAGAGGCTTCAAGAAGCTGCGCCTGGCGCAATGCAATCTTCATTTTCTCGTCGGTCCAGACCGCGTACTCGCCCGGAGTCACATCGCGCAGCCAGATTCGCGCCGGTGTGATGAATGAGTCGGTCAGGTAGCGCTGGGGGTCGCGCAGGGAGTTTTTCAGGCGCAGGGGTAGCTGCAAGATGGCCACATGCGCCTGAATCAGCGCCCGCTCGCGTTCGTCACGCAAGGTTGAGCGCGTCCAGCCGCTGACGTTCAAGATGGTGTGGTTCTGCGACTCCAGGAGCGCCTGTGCGTAGGTCTGGAAGCTGTTGAGACCCACGCTCAGCGCGGTGATGCCCTGCCCGTCTCGCTGGTGACCTCAAGTTCGACAGTGCGCAGTCCACGAACTGCTGGGGCAGTCAGAATGTTCAGCGGACCAATGATGGTCAGCGTCAGCTCGTCTTCCATGGGGTCTGGGACGGCCAGCGCTTGCCAGTCCTGAAGAACAGTCTCCGCCTCGTCGAGCACGCGCCAGCGAAGCGCCGTGGGCGTCACGGCGACACCAAACTCATCCATCAGGCTGAAGGTGACGTTGGCCGGGCCACCCGGGGCGTAGTTTTGCATGGCGGCGTCCAGTTACTCGGCGACTTCGTTGGCAGGGGCGTCTGCGTCACTGGCCGCCGCATGCTCTTCAGCTTGTGCAGCCACATCGCTCTCGCGACGCTTGGATACGGCCATGATCTTGCCGATCAGTTCCGCGATCGAGGTGCCTTTGATGCCCAGCGGCGTGCCGATGTCGCGCAGGCCCTTGATGCCCTCGGCATCTGCGACGGCAGCGAGCGATTCGGGCGTGTGGTCCAGCAGCACCAGAGGGGTGGGCTCTTCCTGCTTGGTCGTGGCCAAGGCAAAAGGCGTCTTGTAGGCATCCAGCATGGCCTGTGCCGCGCTGGGGTCTGTGCCGTCTTCCATCTCGACCGCGACAACAGAGCCGAGGCGACGCGCCTCCAGCAGGCCGACATCTTCGACAGAGACGCCGTCGGCAAACAGCGTCGAGCCAAAGTAGCCACTGAAGCCGGCGTAGCCAGCTTGGATAATTTTGATCTTCATGATTTTGCAAATAAGAGGTTGCGACACAGAGGCGAAAGGCAAAACGGAGGCACTAGGCCCCCGTTTTGAAGTCACTTCTGACTTATTTTTAGACGTTCGTCACGCCAGCCAGACGGGCCACCGACTTGGTGCTTTTCAGCGCCATGCCGCAATACCACTTCAGGCGGGTGCGGATCGCGTCCTTGTCCTGCACCGTGCCGATGGGCTCGACACGAATGCCGGCCGCATCACCACCGTACAGACCGTGCAGGCCATCGAGTTCGTTGGCACGAACAGCGTAGACCGAGCAGGTCACGGCACCAGAGGCGCCGCGCACTTCGTTCGCAGGCAAGAAGTCGTTGACCACGATCGGCACGCCGTTGTGGGCGAGGACAGGCACGTCGAAGTTCGGGTGCTGAATCATGGCGCCAGTGTTACCACCAGCGGCGCGCAGCTGAGCGACATACGCGCGGCGGGTGCCGGAGCGCATCATCAGCATGTCGGGGCCGTTGGGGACCGCGTCCACCAGTTCGTCGAGCTGGGTCATGTTCAGTGCGCCACCGCTGGCGCCAGCGAACATGGTCTGACCGGCAGTCACCAGGGCACGCAGACCGTCGAATTCCTTGGGGCTGGCGATGTTGTCGCCGTTGACCATGGAACCCTGGAAGGTGCGAGCCATGGCCTTGGCCTTCAAGGCAATTTGCACGCCCAGCTGGTCTTCGGTGTCGGACATCGTCTCGTTCATGAACTTGTCCACGTCCACGTCACCGATCAGGATGCGCAGCTTGGTGACCACTTCGGTGAACGTCGCGGCGCTTTCAGGCACCACTTCGGAAGGGTCGAGGTACACCACCGTGGGCAGCGTGTTCTCGCGTTTGTAGAGGTGGGCTTTGCCGTCCACTTTGGCGAAAGGCACCAGGGAGAACATTTCGTTCACCGTGATGATCTCTTCGATGATGCCCTGAACGACTTGGTTCTGGGACAGTTTTTCGGCTTCAGCGCGAAGCAAAGGCATGATTGACTCCTTGGTCTTTGTTGTTTTTGTGGTAAGTCAGCTTTGACTTACCAAGTGTAGGCAGCTTGTTAGCCTTTTGCAAGTGCTTTCAGTCCTGCCGAGATTTTCTCTGCCGGTGACATGCGCGACGCGGCCGCGATAGCAGCTGCGTCAACGACTTTCTTCACTCCACGGGCGGCGGTGCTGCTGCCAGCGCCAGCTTTCGCCTTGCTTCGCAGAAGCTGGTCGCGATCCGGGTCTGCCTCGACCAGCGCACGCAGCGCCTCGTCAAAACCCAGCGGATCGCCTTGACTGTTCACCAGCGGCGTGCGTTCGCTTGCACCCACGGGCTTGTCATAACCAATGACCTTGCCGTCTTTGTATTCAAAGTGCGCGCCATAGATCACGCGCGCCTTGTTGGCGGTGAGCGTGAGGTCCGTGACCACGAACTGAGAATTTCCGAACGATGCGCCCACGGTCAGGTCGGCAATTTGCTGCGCCAGAGTGGAATTCTGGATGCGCAAACTTTCGGTCTGGCCGGATGCCACGTTCATCTGCTCGGCATGGCGGTCGCCCATCTGTTTCACCAGACGGTCGTACTCGCCGCGTGCTTCGGCTGCTTCGCGTTGTGCGGCTTCTTCCTGTGCCAGCAGGGCCTTTGCCTTGGCGGGGTCCACGCCTTCGTAGTCCGTCAGCTTCGCTTTCGCTGCTGCCAGTTCTGCTTCAAGCGCAACCGCGCGGGCCTTCTGCTTCATCACGTCTTTGAGCAGCTTCGCGTCACCTTCGGACATCCCTGCCGGGGCGCCCTTGCCTTCACCTTCGGCAGCTTTGGCTGCGGCCGCTGCAGCTTCGACGGCTTCGGCAGCAGCTGCCTTTTCTGCTTCGGTCTTGACGGCATCGTCCCCACCGGTGCCGGCGCCACCAGTGTCGGAGCCTGTGTCGCCCGCTGGACCCAAAAGGCGGTGCAGCATCAGAAGTCGTTTGAATTTCATGTCATTTTTCCAAGGCCAGTCTCTCGGCCAGATGTTGATGTTTCACCCCCGGTTACTTGGGGGTGGTTCTTTTAGCCCGCCAATTCCTTGGCGGTCTTTTGCGTGCTTGCCGCTTTGATCGGCGAAGCTTCACTCTTTTTGCCTGGCGTCTTCGGGGCGCCCAGGCCCTCGGTGACGACTTCTTCAGGCGGCCACGCCTTGAGCGCTGTTGCCATCTGCTTGCGCTCTTCTTCAGAGGCGGCTGGGAACATCTTCTCGATGACGGTGGCCATTTGTTTGCGCCGCACTTCGTCAGGTGCGCCCAACAGACTCAGGCGTGCGGCAATCTCGAACTCGTCGTAAAGGCTGCGGGTGTCAAATTTCTCGGGGTACTTCGCCAGCACCTCTTTGGGCATGCCGCTCTCTACACCCTCCCACAGAGCAACCATGCGGTTGATGCGGTCCTCGACGATCTGAAGCGTGTTTGCCTTGCTGGCAAGCAGGCTGTTCACGCGCTCGAAGTCATAGGCTTTGGCCACGCCAGAGGCGTTGTCGATACCGCCACCGTTGTCATCCTTGGTGCGCTCGGCAGCCAGGCCCACAGAGTGGTAAATCTCGTTGATGATCTTGCCGAT